CTTCGGGCGCTATCCCGCAAGCCGCCATAAGGCTGTAGCGCCTGGCGTAAGTCAATGCCGAGCCATAGCCCTGCGCGTCCTGTTTGCTGGCAGGAACGTGCAGCTTTCCGCATTCCATCATTTCGCCCGATTCATGCACAAATATGGTTTCCACAGTAACACCGGCGCTGTCTTCGCTAGTGCGCTGAATAAGGCCAATTCCTGCGGCGTTTAAGGCATCTACAACCGCTTCTATGCATCCGGATAGTTGAACGTACTTTGACCGAAAATGCGGGTTTGTAGACGTTTTTAAGGCCGGTGCAAAACCGCTTTGGGCTTTAACAAAAGCTGCGTAAATGTTTTTCATAAGTCACCCCCAAAATCAATTCCACAATATTCACAATAATAGTGCCAGCAAATGCCAGCTTCGCCCTTTACTTTTTGCCCACAATCTCGCCCGCATTCGGGGCATTCGTATTCTTCCAATTCACGGTCAGGTTTTACATGGTCATCCATTTTTATACTCCTAATTTTTTGCATCAGTAATATCTTGGGCCGCAAGTGATGTCAACAATGGTTTCGGCGGTGTATCCATTGATCTTGCGCTTGCCAAACACCGTGATTGCCCGCAAGCCGGATGTCTCACATTGTTTGACAGCATCAATGACTTCAGACCGGCCCATTGATTGAATTTTTTTGTCCATCACCAACTGCTGTTCGGTCATGGGCGGTTCGCTGGCGCAGCCTACCAGCGCAAGGCATAGTAGGTATTTCATGCGCGTTCTCCCATCAGCATATTTTCAATGTTGCCAATCTCTTCCACAGCAAATTCAATTTCCTGGCAGAGATGCCGCACTTGCGCCCGCAGGCAGCCAACTTCATAAGCCAGCCGGTCAGCGGTGTTGGTGCTGTAAGCATTGGCGCGGTCTTCACAATCTTTGATAATTTCAGCGGAATTCATTTTTCAAGCCTTTCGTTGATGTATTGGCGTAAGTAATTGCGTGTTGCTGGGTTGAAGTAGTCGATCCACTCCAAGCCCTCATAGACCACAGAACAGATCACCAGTGAATCGGTTTCGGTGTTCCATTCGTATTCAACAAGCAGCTTGGCAAATTCGCCGTTGCCCATCCTGTCCCACTCAACTTCGTGTGTGCTGTTAACAATAGCCATTTAGTTCTCCAGTGTTTTGTCAATTTGCTCTTCCAAGTGCTTAATCAAGTCTTTGCCCAAAATGTCAAAGAATTGAACGCCGTTATGCATAATTGACCAAATGCTGACCCATTCTTTTCTAGGGTCATCACATTTGATTACGTCATAGGCAATTTCAAAAACAGCGCCCTCATAGGTGTATTCGGTGATGGTCATGCTGTGTATTCCAATGCTTGCAAATTGCTAATGCAAGCGTTGATTTCGGTGACCGTCTTTTGGTAGTCAGCCATCACCTGTTGTTTTTTCTTCTCTAGCGCCGCAATTTGCTGGGCGCGTGGGTCGTAGTTGTCCGGCACTTCAATCTCTACCTGCCGTTCACCAACATAACTGCGGTGTTCGTTGTCGTCGAACTGGAAGGGGTAAAGCTCAAAGTTGCCCTCATCGTCCCATTGATATTTTGTGTAGTACAAGTGCATGGTGAGGGTAGTTTTCATACGCCACCTCCAACAAAGTAGCCAATGGTGTAGCTGATGATGGCAATGGCTGCCGCTGTGATGATGCTGTCCCAGGTTTCGTGTGTCATTTGATTTTCCTAAATAGTCCGCTTCGGAATGTTGCGGCTGAGGCAAGTATAAGCCAGCTTACACACATTAAGCAAACTTACATTGCGAAATGCGTTAGGGCAAACCCTATGTTTGATGCCCGTAAGTTAGCTTACAATGGCAGGATGACCAAACAGGAACTTATCGACAAAGCAGGCTCACGCAAAGCGCTGGCTGAATTGCTAGGCATCAGCCTGGCAGCTATCAGCCAATGGACGGTTGTGCCCAAGGCGCGGCTATGGCAGGCTAAAGACTTGCGCCCTGAGTGGTTTTGATTTAGGATTTGGGCACGGCTACCTTTAGCGGGGGAAAAGGCGATTCGTTACCGCCCTGCCGATGTTCTTTTAAGTAACGCAAACCGATAACGTAAGGTTAGACAATGCATTACTACCAATTCAACATTGGTGATTACGTTAGCCACACAAGGCATCTTTCCCCTATTGAAGACATAGCATATCGGCGCTTGCTGGATGCTTATTATTTAAGTGAACGCCCGTTGAACAGCGGTGTGGCGGTTGTTGCACGGCAGATAGGATTGCGAGACTATCAAGAAGAAGTTGCCGTTGTTCTTAATGAGTTTTTTAAGCTGACCGAGGAAGGCTGGATTAACAGTCGTGCCGACAAGGAAATTGCCCATTTTCATAGCAAAATTGAACAAGCGTCAAAGGCGGGTAAGGCATCTGCTGAACGCCGGAGCAACGCCCGTTCAACGGACGTTCAACCAACCAATAACCAAGAACCAATAACCAATAACCATAAACCAAAGAATACAAATACAGTCGCCCCGCCTGACGGCGTGACGGTGATAGTTTGGCAGGATTGGTTGAAATTGAGAAGAGCAAAAAAGGCGGCGGTCACTCAAACCGCGATTGACGGCATACAGCGTGAGGCAGACAAAGCAGGGGTCAGCCTACAGACAGTCCTTGAAACGTGCTGTGAACGGGGCTGGACGGGCTTTAAGGCCGAATGGATGCAGTCTCATGCCCATCAAGACAAAAACATGGGCGCAGCCAGGGCCATCTTTGGTGACGAAAGGAACTTCAATGTCCTCAAAATTACCTGATGGTTGGATTCAGCGGCTGTTTGCGGCCTTGCAAGGCAACTACGGCACTCGGTTTATGAATCAATGGAAAACTGGACAGACGCTGCCGGATGGGTCAGATGCTGGTGTGGTCAACGCCATGAATCATTGGAGTGAAAAGATGGCGGGTTTTAGCGCGGCAACGATAAAACGGGCGCTGGAAAATTTGCCGGAAGACCCGCCTTCGTTGCCACAATGGATCAATTTGCTGCGCCGCAGCTATGTTGAGCCGCCTTTTTTGCAGTTGGGGAATGAATTGACCGCCGAACAGCGGGCAAAGAACAAGGCAAGAATTGCTGAACTGATTGCAAAATTGAAAGAAAAAGCATGAGACACGCCGCAAGGGTTGACGCAAACCAGCAGGCCATTGTTGCCGCGCTGCGAGATGCTGGCGCTTATGTGTGGATCATTGGCTTGCCGGTCGATTTGCTGGTTGGCTATAAAAACTGGACATTCTTGATGGAGATCAAGACTACCTCTAAAAAGCGTTTAACGGGCTTGCAAGCCGACTTTTTCCAAAATTGGGCCGGTGGTACGTTGTGCAGGGTTGACAGCCCACAGGCGGCTTTAGACATGATTAGGGGTGTGGAATGAGAATTGTCTGTTGGTTTAGTTGTGGCGCAGCAAGCGCGGTGGCAACAAAATTGGCTATTGCTGAAAACGACGGCAAATTGCCTTTGGTGATTGCTTACACCGAAATTGCAGAGGAACATCCTGACAATCGGCGGTTTTTAAGTGATTGCGAAAAATGGTTTGGGCAAGAAATACAAATTTTGCGTAATGAAAAATATGGCGGCAGCATTTACAACGTATTTGAAAAAAACCGTTACATTGTCGGGATTGCTGGAGCACCATGTACCCGATTGTTAAAAAAAGAAGTGCGCTTAAAGTTTGAGCAAACAACTGATAGACAAGTTTTTGGCTACACGGCAGAAGAACAGCATCGTTTAGATCGATTTATTGATGCTAACAACGATGTGGACATTTGGACACCATTAATCGACAAAGGTCTGTCAAAAGAAGATTGCTTGGCAATGCTGGAAAACGCCAACATTGAACTTCCCAAGATGTACCGCCTGGGTTATCACAACAACAACTGTATTGGTTGTGTGAAGGGCGGTGCTGGCTATTGGAACAAGATTCGCGTGGACTTTCCCGAGCATTTTGACCGTATGGCAAAACTGGAGCGCAACATTGGCGCAAGCATTACCAAATCAAAAGGGGAACGGGTTTACTTAGACGAATTGCCGCCTGATGCTGGTGATTACCCCACAGAACAAAACATAGAGTGTTCAATTTTTTGCCACATGGCTCAACAAGACTACAAATGAGAAGCCTTGAACAAAACCGCATGATGTGGGCAAACCTTGAAGACATTGCCCAACAAGTAACGTGGTACGGTGTTAAGCTGACAAAAGACGAATGGAAAGATGTTTTGACCGCTGCGCTTAAAAAACAAAAAGTTGTGCCTGGCATTGAAGGCGGCTTTGTCGTGATTGGTGCGCGTACCAGCA